CACGCCACCTTCACATCTAAATAATCAGGGTTATCCAGGTGTTCTTCATATTCATCGAATAGCACCTGACATGCCGCATTACCTGTTAAATCTTTCTTTAAGAGCACGTAACTCAGTGTCTTGCGTGTGCCTTTGCCGCTAAATGTCGAGCTGCCATCCGCAAGTTCATTTTTGGTATAACCCAATTTTTCTAGCCACAGCTTGAAACCAACTTCATGCTTCTTTTTAATTCTGAAGATCATCTGTACCCCCAGGTGTTCGCAAAATTTCGAAGGCAATCATCAATACCGAATAGGTTGATGTTGCGGTAAGTTCTAACCCGACCTTTGTGCTGCACAAGCAGCACGCGGGTCATTGAAGAGTAGGAGTAACTCATGGCGTTAGCGCCGCTTCTTGTGCTTCATACGCAGAATTGATTTGTGAGATATGTTCTTCAGTCATCTGAGCCGTGAAGGGTTCAAAGCGTGAAGCCATAATTGCGTTAAGCTCCTCCAGATCGGTCGTGTTGCTGATCTCGTTAATTACTGACTGAATTGATTCATCAGGAAAAGCCTGAGCGGCTTTTAGCTCTTTACGCTTAGCTTTAAATACTTCACCGATTTCAGACTTAGCTGGCTCACCTAAATTCAACTCAGCAATGTCAGCACCGATCTGATCGAGTTCCTCAAGAGAAGTGGCGTTATCAATACGTTGGTAATACGGGGTTAGGTCAATTTCTGTAGCCACCGACTCGACAGCATCTTTCTTTTTGGCCATGCGCGCTTTCAGCGATGACGATCCGCTATTTGCCTTCGTTGTACTGGTTTCTGGTGCAGTGGGAGTAATATCGATTTCCTTATCCTTTTCCTCTTCAGCAATTGCCATACCTTTAAGCACATCCGGGAATACGTCACGAAGGGCATAAGAGCGTGCACGTAGCTTTAACATGCGTTTTGGATATTGTGTCCAAGGCCCTTGTTTACCTGATAGACCTGCCTTTTTCGCATCCTCCATTGTGAATACTGAAGTAACTGGTTCTTCATTTTTCCGCTTCACAGTTACAGTGGCTTTTTGACCATCTTCGGAAATCTCCTCACGGATGAAGTCGAGTAGACCAGATCCACGAACAAGGGCAAGCATTGCATCACCCCAGATAGAAGGGCGACCATTAATCACGGCAATGTTTTGCATAGCTTGTAATGGCTGCAAGCCAATTTCAGCACCCCATTGCATAGCAACAAGAATGTTCCCAGGCTTGCGCTGGTAGTCCTTCGGCACAATGTCAGACTCGGCAAGGATGCCGGCAATCTGCATTGCTTCTTGCAGGTTGTTCGGAGTTAAGAAATTAACGGCAGCGTTTTGGCCTGTTTTAACAATTGAGTTCATATTCTTCTACCTTAAATCTTAATTAATGCGCAGCACGCGAGTGCTTGAAGTCTTCACAAATTGTTCGTAAATATCCGGGTGAGCGGCTTTCAGTGCTTTGCTATCTAGGGTGTTGCGTTCTTGGTATTTGAATGTTGCTAGACGCTTTTCCTCAGCAATAATCATCTCCGCATCTTCCATGCGGGTGCAGATTTGTAGCTTAAGGGTATCTAACTCACCACTGGCTTCTTTGATCGTGGCGTTTAGGTCCTTATATTCAGCGACCAGCTGAGCAAGGTCGTCATCTGCCTGTAGTGCCTGATCAGGATTATGAGTAGACCAGCGATGCAGAACATCATCAAACGTGGTTGGAGCTGGTGGTACGTCAGCCTGAACATGCTCATTCCAGAACTTTGAGCATTCATCTGTGAGCATTTCAAACAGCTCAGGATCGAATGCGACCTGATAGCTACGGAACTTCTGACCACCGATCAGCACACCCAAGCCACACATCGAAGCGCCTGTAATACCCATGTACCACTGCACTTGCGTCAGGTAGTAATCTGGCACCTGTTCAGACTGCTCATCACCCCACAATTTAGCCAGGTACTGGTTAGCAGTCTTGCATTCTAGAATACGGTCAGTGGTCAGCTTTCCATCTTTGATACGGACATTACCTGCAATTTCTGGATTGATAATGGCACGGTCAATATTGGCACGCATCCAGTCATGTTCAGGGTGAGCAATCGTTGCATTAACACGCTGTACCTTTACGCCGTTTCGTTTGGCGTACTCCTTTGCCACAATGTCTTCAAGCATGTTGCCCCAGTAGGCCGGTTCGCTGGTGCTGTCTTTTAGTTCAGAGCGACCGGTCTTGTCCAGCCAAAGCTGATACGGTGAGCTATATTTGCTTAAGCCCAAGATTGCCGCCACATCAGAACCACCAATACCAAGACGACGTGACTGCAACCATTCTTGACGAGCATCTTCAATGCTTTGTAAATTTACTTGAGTATTCACTTTACACCTCCAACAGCTTTAACAATCGCTTCAGCTTGATAAGCAGCTTCTTTGTCCGCTGCATAGCCAGCCATTAAGGCAAGGCCCATAAAGATTGAAAATAAAAGGAGCCATGCAGCTACATTCGAAGCGACTTCTTTCGCTACAGATTTAGGTTTTGGATGTTGGTACAAGCGCTCAGATGTTTGGCGCGACTGGCCGAACTCCGGCAGGTTGCTTTGAATAGGATTTTTGTTCATAATTGATCTCGCAGTTATCTGTAAAAGCGCTTCGGGTCTCAAACTTCGGCGCTTTTTTGTTGTCTACGAGAACTAAAGTAAGTTAACTTACCTAATAAGTCAATACAAATGGTAATAAAAATTACTTTTGTGTTTTAATAGACAAAAGAAAACCCATCACAGGGATGGGTTGTTTGGAGTTTATTGAGATGACTAGAGAAGAGTTTCGGGCGAATCTATATCAAACATATGTGTCTTTAGGTACACATGATCATGTACTGATACAGGAGTACATAAATATAGCTGAAGCTTATGTATTCGATAATAAGCAGCTCACTATTACTGATCAAGAGGCGATGGTTTCAAGACTTACCGAAAGTCAAAATTAGTTATCTGAACCAATTATCTTCAAGCATTCAGTATAAATTTCTTTCCAGTACTCAACTTCACCGGATCGAATATTATCCTTCATATTTTGAGTTAATTGATGGGACAATCGTGTTTGTATAATTTTATCAGCCATCTCAATAGCTAAGCGTTTTTCTTCAATTGAAGGCATATTTTTCTCCACCCGATCCAAGAGCCGCGTCGGGTTCGCATTTTTTATTAATTAGTCTCAGGTGATTTGCTTAGGGCTTTATCCTGATACATTTTTTCATCTGCCTCTATGATAGCTGCTGATAGACCGTATGTGGGATTTCGCATTGCAAAACCAATTGCAGCACTAATGCCAGCTTTTGCAATAGCAGTTTGAATTCTGGTTGCAAGTTTATCCGCATTTTCTCGGCTGGTTTCAATACTAAGTACAGCAAATTCATCACCACCTAGACGAGCGACAATATCATTATTGCGTACAGTGTTTTTGAGGGTTAAAGCCATTCTTTGAATGAGTTCATCACCTGCAGCATGCCCCAAAGTATCATTGGTGATCTTGAGGTCATTAAGATCAATCATAAGAATAGCAACAGGGTGACCATATCGTTTGCAGCGCTTTTCTTCTAATTCAATTAACTGGTCCCAAGCACGACGGTTAAAAAGGCCAGTCATCGGATCGGACAATGCCTCCATTTCAAACCGTTCAGCTTTACGTATGTACTCAGCGGCTTTTAATTCAGCTTGAATATTATAGCTAAGCACTTGTGCTAGCAGCTCAAATAATGGAGCTTCCTCGACCAGATTTTTAGATTGAGGTTCAGGATCGATTGCACAGAGAGTGCCAAAAAGGGACCCATCTTCTTTATACAGAGGTTGGCCGATATAGGCTTTAATTGGGACTAAGTGATTTATAGGTGCGTCTACGTAAACTTGAATATCAGGTGAATAGGGGGCAATGCGGGGCGCATTATTTTGTACCATGTGTGAGCAGAAAGAATCTGCCCATCGAAATACTTGTCCTGGCTTAACGTTATAGCCATTATCTTCACTTAGTAACACGATCCAGTCATCACCTTCGGTACGGGTAATCATCCATAACTTAAATCCAAATCGTTGAGATAAGAATTTTAAAATGGCTTGGCCAGCCTCTTCGAAATTCTTAAAGTTAATATTATTCATTAAGTTAGTCCGATGTTTGTACTAAGAGAGATGTGAAAAAAACAATTTTTAGACTACAGCGTCATATATTATAATTTTAAACTGATTAGCTCACTAATTATTCAAAAATTTAACTCACTTTACTTAAAATTTTTAGAAATTCCATCGGCTAATAAATAGGAATATTACTTCATATAATAAAAAGATAACCCACCACTGGGGTGAATTATCCTGCAACAATAATCTTATTTTTTGTATTCAGTAATACTGATAGGTTTGTCTTTCATAAACTCTACAATACCTTCACCAGCTTTGAAGTGAATTGAAACGCCGTCATCATTGGCCAAACGCATACCACTTCCTGAAATAGCTCGTTTAAGGTGATAAACCTTGCCAGAATTATCTGTCATTTCTGCGGTTTCAAAATTATCTGAAGATTTCAATTCAACTGTAAGATCCATTGGACCAGTAAAGTTAATTACCTGAGTTTCAGCTGGAGTATTGCTCACAACTTTTTCTTGCACCACTTCGTTTTTTGGATTTGAAGTACAGCCAGTAATCGCTAATCCTAACAATGCTGCACCTAACAAATATTTCATTGAGACTTACCTTTCTATTTATGAATCATAGGTATCTTTATACTAATTGTTATAATGTAACATTTAAAGGCAAGGTTACACTTACCTTACATAAAGAAAAACCCGACGTAAAGTCGGGTTAGTGATGCTTTGCTTTGTTATTACAGGCCAGGTCATGAGAGGCCTTAAGCTCAATATAAAGATTTAATATTTCAGCAGTAAGAAAGTTTTAGCACTGAATAGAATCTTTCTCTTTGTAGTGATCTAAAACCAAATCCATATCAGCCAGAAGTGCAGCTTCAGAGTATTCACCGGGTGATAGCTTTAACAAGTTAGGCATATAGTTTTTTTCATACTCGCGCGGGTAATCCCTGCATAAAATTTTAATCCGCACATCTTGTGTGGTGAACTCTGAGTCTAACTTTTCTATGTATTTGCTCAGAATATTATCTGAGTTCTCAAGAGCTGTAGCGGTGGTAATTGGATCTACATCTTCATCTGGTTGCTTCTGGCAGCCGGTAAAAGTCAAAGATAAGAGCAGGGTAGTCAAAGTTATTGTTTTCATAGTTCGGTTTTATTGTTATTGTACTTTGAATTATATAGAGAATTTTATAAAAGAAAACCCATCACAGGGATGGGTATCAATTAAGCTATTGAGAGATCTAGTTGCTTATTAAGTATTTTTACAGGATTCACTTGGTCTGAATAAATCATAACCTCTGAACCTTTAGTTTTATAGTATGCACTATAATTCAATTCATAGTCTTCCTGATGATAACCTGCGTAAATTTCTTTGATTTCAGGGCAATTATCATAAGAAACTATCCATTTAGAATTGATCTTATCCAAAGCTTTTCGGATTCTTACATGATCATCATGAACATAAAAATTGCGGTAAAGACCTTGGCCTTTAACATAATAAGGAGGATCAAGATAAATCAATGAATCAGATGGTAACAACTCATCAACCTTCCCTATAAGTTCTAAAGCATCAAGATTATAAACTTTAATTCGATTACGATATTCCCCAATTTTTTCAATACGTTTAGTTAAATCTTTTTTGTTATAGCGTGCATCTAATTGATAATTCCCAGTCTGATTTTTCCCCCCGATGACACCTCCTTTTAGAATTCCTGATCGGTTAGTTCTATTTAAAAAGAAAGTAGCAAATCCATGAGAAATTTGACTATGATTTTCAGGAGTATCTAAAATTTCTTTTTGCTTGAACCACTCTTCAATAGTTACTGGAGTATCATGTAAAAGTTTTAAAAAGTATTCTGTATTTTCAGTCACTGAAATCCAAAAATTATAAACAGCTATATCTAAATCATTAATATGAATATTTTGACAGTAATCACTGTAAAGTAGATCTAAAGCAACACCAGCACCACCAGCATAAGGTTCAAGATAGTCTCCTTGAAGCGTGTTGGCTCGCATTAAATCTTTAACGAAGGGTGCAAATTTGGCTTTTCCACCAGGATAACGCAAGGGGGTTGAGAAGCGCATAAGGATTTAAGTAGCCTTTAGTTTAAGTGTGCAAGAACTTCAAAAAACTCTTTTTTGAATTTTTGAATAGAAGAATCGTTTTCGAAACACCATTTTTCAATAATTTCCATCTTATCAAAATGAAAAAGATTTTTGTTAAACCATTTTTTCATAATTTCGTTATTGGACATATCTGTCAGGTTTAAATCAAGAATATTTTGTTCAATATAATCAGATGTGTATTTACAGCTATCCCAAAAATCAGATTCTTGATGATAATTTATAAGTTTATTATTTAGGTAACTGTAAACAATATTTTCTGGATTCCTTAAATATGGAGCGGTGGAAGGAGTAAAAGACTTGTCTCCCGGTAAAGTCAGCATATTTTTTTGTGATTGTACAAATTCAAAATATGTCGATTTAGTAACGATATCATTATCTAAAATAATAATAACATTTGAAAAGTATTCATCTGCTTTATTTAGTTTTATTAAAACATCACAGCCAAGAGATGCTGACGTTAATTTTAAGGGACGTCCGAATTCAAGCAATTCATCTTTAAGATTTAAATAGGCCATTATTTTTTCAAAGAAAAAACAAGCTTCTTTATCTTCAAAGTAAACTTTAATGGGCTTAAGTTCTTGTATTTCCTCTATATTAAGTAACATATCATTTTTAATTTTTTCATATGTAGGAAACTGCATAGGTTTTGGCATACGAGTATCTTGTAAATAAATCACAGAGTCTTTAGGTTCTTCGAACTTACTCTGATCTTCTTGATCCTTCAGTACAGATTTAATTATGGTAAGAGAATGAGTTGTTGCCATAATCTGAAGCTTGAGATCTCTACCATGTTTTTTCAAAACTTGTATCAAGTTCATTTGAGCTTTAGGGTGAAGCCCTGACTCTATTTCATCAATGATTAGAACTCCGCCAATATAAGAATCTTTTAGCTTTCTTTTTAGTTTATTAAATGAAGCTAAAGCTGTAACTATAGCGCTAACTGAGTCTTGCCCTAAAGATATCGATAATGTATTAAAATCCATATTGGGGACTTTAGATCTCTTTTTACTTCCTTTGAAATCATGATCAACAATTTCAGGGGTAGGATTATTATTAATTCGAATAATTTTATTAAATGTTTCATGTATAAATTTTTTATCCTCATCATCCATGTTTTTGAGAATTCTTTTACTAATATCAGCGTCTTCAAATTCCCCAATTGGGGTCATACGGCTCATACCTAAATAAATAGTTGGTAGAGGTATCTTTCCATCACCCCCTCCAATACCAATTTCTTCACTTTGTGTACGATCTTCACTTCGAGGGATTAATCGGGGACGAATTGTTGAGGAGGTTGTATTTTTACTTATATTACATTTCTTTTTATGTATAGCGCAGAACTCTAACCCTTCATGATTAGTTGTTTCAATGTGATAAGTAAGAATTGCATGCCCTCGTTGTCCAGGAGGCAATATTTCAGAATCATCTAAATAAAAAAGTTCTTCAAATTTAGATTGATAAGTTTTTTCAAAATAGGATTTGTAATCTGCAGACTTAATACCGGAGCTATTTGCAATGATTCCAAGTATAGTTGATTTTCCAATAGCATTATGCCCAGCTATCAAGGTGATCCTATCTGTGATAGGTATACTAAAATTTTTAAGTTTTCTTATACCTAATTCATCAAAACAGACTCTTGATAACTTTATATACTTCACGATAACCCCGCCATAAAAATTCATTTAATTAGTAATTCTTAAATCTAAATTAAGTTGTTTTTTAAATAACCCTATACAACCCAACAGCCTTACCCATTCAATAAAAGCCGCATATAGTGGCTTTTTTTATTTATCCAGCCGACAAAAATTGATTTAGGGTTTATAGAGCAGAATACTTTTCTAAAAACTCATCTATCCATCCTTGTGCCACTTCAAGATTGGTTATGTCCGCCAACTTTAGATTAGTCTCTTCTGCTTCGTTAAAGCCCTCAATAATAGCTTCAAAGATATTTGCCTCACTAATGACCTCGCGTGCTATTTCAGCAGCGTCATAGCTTTGCTTGGCCTTCTTAAGCGAAGCTATTTGCTTATCAATCCCTTCACCGATTTTACCTAATGCCAACTTAAACTCTTGACGATTAATTGTTAGCGCAGTTTTGGATTTATTAAGTGTTGCGATCATTGTGGTTTCCTTCTTTTTTTTGGGGGCTACTATATTCAACATCTTGATAAAACCCAAGCCGCCTATAGCGTCTTTTAGTCACCGGTGAATTATTTTTCAAACATCCCGATATAATCCAACGACCTTACCAACAAGCTTGCAACCCAGGATCAATGGCATAGTCTTTTCCGGCCAATCAGGATTTAAAGGTTGTAAATACATATTGCCACTTTCAACAATCAACTTTTTGAAAGTTGCTTCTGCATCACCTTCGCAAGACATAATCACCAGATCGCCAGTTTTCAATTCATCTGGCTGAAAATCAGGATTTACATAAATCTTATCGCCTGGGCGAAAGTCTGGGAGCATTGATTCGCCCACGACTTCCAACCCATAGCCATTCTTTCCACACTTTGGATTTGGCGGAAGCCATTCATCAAATTGTGTACCTGCAGGAACCGATTCGACAGAAGTCCAGCTGCCTGCTTGAACCCATGAAATAACAGGGACAAGGCGACCAGCAAGTGGGAGGGGAATGCTAATATTATTGTCAAAGGAAGAGCCCCCTTTACCATTTAAAAGGTAATCAGAAGTAACCCCTAAAACTCTGGCTAAAGCCATTAAACTATCGTGCTTTGGAAGGTTTTCATCTTTCTCCCAATAGATTACGGATGTTTTAGAAACACCAATTGCATCAGCTACTTGTTGTTGAGTTATTTTTTTATTTTTTCTCAAGGCTTTAAGCCGAGTACCTAAAGTTTCCATAAATTCAAGCCGATCCTGTTTGTAAGAAATCTTACCATTTGACTAGGTAAGTTTTATGCTGTTTAATAAGGTAAGAAAAGTTACCTTTAAGGCATTATCTATGACCAAATCAGAAGCTTTAAAACTCTTGAAATGTAATGTCACTGAGTTGGCAGACAAACTAGGCATTAGTTCGCAAGCAATCAGCCAATGGCCTGAGCAAAAAATTCCATTAGCGCGTGAATATCAAGTGCGTGATTTAGCAAATGGATTAAAACCTCTAGATTCCACTGTCTCAAACGTAGCTTAAGCCATAGCTAACTTACAAAAACGTTCAAAGGAATCTTAAATGAACATAACTGATGCGGCATACAACACTGTTCATGATTATCCAGGTGGCGCAAGTGCAATAGCTCCACGTCTAGGAATTAAAAGCCCAGCTGTGCTTAACAGCAAAGTTAATCCAAATACCGATACACACCATCTCACATTAGCGGAAGCCTCCAAGATCATGGCTATCACTGGTGACTTTCGTATTTTGCAAAGCCTGAATGCGGAACATGGCAAGGTATCCATTGATCTACCAGTAATACCTGAATGTCGGGATATAGCATTAACGGATCTTGTCTTAAGCATTGGGATGGGGGGAGGTGATGTTTGCGCAGTCTTCAAGGAAATGATGGCAGATGGACGTATAACACAAGGGGAAGCAATGGATATGTCAAAAGTAATTCATCAGCTTCATATGCTTTTAGCTGAACTGGATACACAAGTTCATACCTGTGTAGAAAAAGAAAAAGCCTGATTTCGTGGATCAGGCTTTATCAATTCAAAACTTTAGAGGGCATTGAATATGAAATCAAATTTAGCACACAAGCAGGGGGTAGACAACGATATTTCGTTACACCCATCCACTGCTAAAAAATTAGAGCGACAAGCCATGTCGAAAAAAGATGATGGGTATTCACCCTTGCCTAATTTCATCTGTGACGAAGGTTATCTGGCTGTATTAAGTGGGGATGCTATTAAGTGCATCGTTCTACTAAATCGTCACATCAAAGGATTTCACTTGGATCAAAAGTCATTAGGTGAAACCTTGGTGATGAAGATCACAGGAATTAAGGACAAGCGCACTGTACGTAAATGTATGGCTGACTTAGCTAAATACCAATTGATCAGCATCACTAAAACACTGGGTAAAAGTAGCTCTTACACCCTGACTTTAGATGATCGTATTTCTATTGAAGTGGTAGCATCAAATGCAACTACATCTAAAGTGGTTGCATCAAATGTAGTGACATCTCATGTCACCACACCAGTAACATCAAATGCTACTACACTAGTAACATCAAATGCTACTACACCAGTAACATCAAATGTCACCACCACTAGTGACATCAAATGTCACTCTGTAAAAGAAATAGATTTAAAAGAAAATATTAAAGAAAACTTTAAAGAGAAAAACACGCAGGAAAATTCGGTTGATCAGGTATTGAATCTCTGGACACCAGATTTACATTCTCTGAATTCTTGGTTACAGCGATCAGGTGAAGCTCCGATGACCCAAGAACTGGTGAATCAGATTTTACTTGAAGTGAATGCTCATTACGAACCACGTTTGAATGCAGGTCAGATTACAGACACCCAGATGTATTCAAACTTCGTGAAGTGGATCAAACGCAAGTTCACTCAAAAACAAAATTCACACTCTGCAGTACCCGCCCAAAACAACCGCAAGGTAAATCAAAACTGGGGCCAGGTTCAACAATACGCACCCGCAACCGATGACATCGACTTGGAGGGCTTAGTATGAATGCAGCAGCTCTACTTGGTTCAAAAATTCAGATCAGCTCTGAATACTGTGACCGCCACCAGATGCAAAAAGTTCAACTGGGTAACCAGTCAATTTGCAAACAGTGTGCATCTGAAATCTTAAATCAGGCCCATCAGGATCATGCAGCCTCTGTCAATCAGATGGTTCGTGAAAAGCATTTTGAAGGCGCGAAGTTACCAGGTCGTCATGCAAACAGTGGTTTTAAGGAATACATCACCACTAACGACGGCCAGAAACATGCCAAAGCTCAGTGTGTGAAATTCACTAAAGACTTTCTGGAAGGCATCACTCGCAATCTGATTATGGTGGGTCGTACTGGTACTGGAAAAACCCATTTGGCATGCGCAGTCGCTCGCAACGTTCTGGAGGCGCGTAAATACGCCCGCTACGTCACTTCTGAAGATATGGCTAATGAGATTGCCAACGCTTGGAAAAAAGCCGATGACAACGAAGCCAACGCAATCTGGCGCTATACCGATTATGACCTTCTGATTCTGGATGAATATGGATTGCATGATCGCCATGAAAACCGCCTGCAACTGGTTCACAAGGTTTTATATGCGCGTTATGACGCAGGTAAGCCGACCATGCTGATTTCAAATATGACCAAGGATGATTTGGCGACTGATTTGGGTGATCGACTATGGTCCCGGTTCCAGCATGACGGATTGGCTGTGGTTGAGTGCAATTGGATGGATCGGCGTGTAGGGGGTGGGGTGTGAATACAACAATTGAAGAATTTTTGAAAAATGGTGGCGAGATTAAGCAAATTGATTCTGATGATCAGTCAAAAATCCATAGGAAAGTTAGCTTTGAAGATCAGATAAGTTTGATGCTTTTTGCTTGTTATGCCACTACGCCATTTTCAGTGAAGGACGTGCAAGAAGCTGTTTTTGATTTTCATAGAACCACTATTTACAGCCTGCTTCAGGAGCATGTCAAAGGTGGTTATTTGGAGCGTGTATCAGAGAGTCATTACCGTGCAACTGCATATGCCAAAGACATTATGAATGTAAAGGGTGAAATTGCCGTATGAAGGATCTAAACAAAGCGCTGATGTTTATTTTCATGGCTATTGGCGCCGTCGTTTTGAGGATGTGGTGTGAATGACCAGCTACTCAATCACTGAATACAAAAAGATGGTGAAAGCCACCAGACCGAAAGGGCGCTCCAAGCGTCCTAAGGTGAAAGGCGAAAAAGTACCGAATGAGTTTGAGGCGAAACTGGCCCGAGAACTAAAGACTTTAAAAATTGAGTTTGAGCAGGAATTTGAGTTTCACCCAAAGCGGAAATGGAGAGCTGATTTCCACCTGGTAGGAAAAAAGATACTGGTAGAGGTTGAAGGTGCGATCTGGAGTGGAGGAAGGCATACCAGAGGCAAGGGGTATATTGGGGACATGGAAAAATATAACGCCGCAACAATGATGGGTTTTCAAGTAATACGGTTTAGTACGGATCAAGTGAAGTCAGGTTTAGCGATACAGCAAATTGAGAAGATGGTAGGGCTATGAAGGTCAAAATTTGGGATAAAGAAATCAAAGGAAAGTTGTATGCCGTTGGTGATATTCATGGCTGCTACAACTTGCTCATGAACCGCCTTAAAGAAATCGTCTTCGACTTTGAAAATGATTTACTGGTGGCGGTTGGTGATCTGGTGGATCGAGGTACTCAGAACGAAGAATGCGTAAGTCTAATTGATGAGCCTTGGTTTACATCCGTAAAGGGTAATCATGAAGATTTGGTCATCATGGGTGATGTTAATCGCTCCTATTCTAATTGCCATATTCAAAATGGTGGTGAGTGGTTTTACGAGCTTGATTATCAAGTTCAGCGCGAAATCATTAAAAAATTAAAAACTCTACCGATTGCTTTAGAGATTAATCACAAAGGTAGAAAATTTGGCTTTGTTCATGGCCATATCGAACAAAACAATTGGGATGAGTTTAAAAGCATTCTAAATAATTTTGATCAAGCTCAGCACATTATCAAAAAGGAACGCTTCCCTACTGAATTAGCAATGTGGGGTCGTGATCGACTGGATGAAGAAAACCAACAATACACCCATGTTTCAGGAGTTGATGCGGTAATCATGGGACATACGGTTACTCAGAAGCCATGCAAGCGCGATAACTGCTACTGGATTGATACTGGTGCAGTTCATTGGGGAACAATGACAATTTTAGATTTAAGCAAGATTTAAGAGGGAATAGGGATGAATGCGATGGTTAAGGCAGAAGTGATGGATTGGGCAAAATATAACATTGATGGATGGTTGGAACAGTTTGGGGCATGGTGTGAAACTGTTCGTATGAAGGGTGGAGATTTACCAGATGGACTACATGTAAACCAGATTTACTGGTTGATCCGTGAGGCTGATAAAACTCCACGTAATTCTAAGTGCTATATCAAGTGTGAGATTAGTGATTTTGAAGCGGATCAGATTCAGGATTTGCTGAAAGGTGTATTCCAGTCTGAAACAGCAGATTTTACGACTAAGTTTGCTTTGATGTGTCTCGTTAAGAACAAGGTGGAAAATAAAGGCTTAAGTCGGGTTGCTCAAGAAACCAACCAATCGAAAGCCCAAGCAGCAATTATGGTGAGTTGTGCTAAATTCTATCTTTCAGGACATGATAAAAGATTGAAAATTTAATCTTGGGATAAAAGATATGAAATTGCCTTTTAGGTTTGTAAAGCTTTCTCAGGGCGAAGTAGATGAAATATTGAGTTATTTAAATGTGTATGGAAGGGTGGATGGTCCATACCAAACCGAAAAGCATACTATGTTCTTCTTATACCCCTGTTCTAAGCCCCTTGAGAGGGGATTAAAAGAATATCTTGAGGATGTATTCTGTCTAGTGGGATTTAGAGATAAATTAATCAAAGGCTTGACCGTCTAGACGCGATATGGCATATTTCTGTTATAGTGACCGAAGTGTACGTTGATGCACTAAGTTGATTTAAAAGCTCATCGAAAGGTGGGCTTTTTTGACATTATTTATTCATAAAATTAAGTGATAATGCCTTTTTGTTTTTGAGCTCTAATTGAAATGGCGATTTTAACTGTTAAAAAACTAGAAGATACTCTCGGTAAATTAGTGGCTGAAGGCGAAAAGCCTGAAAAGATTTTATTAGGCTATAAAGCGTATGGCGAGCTAATGAATGATCGTAGCTTTTTTGAGGAAGTGGCTGGCTCGGCA